CACTTCCAACGCGTTTCTCACCGAGATTGATCCGGCGTTGAGCATCTGCCCGACGCCGTTCCCGTCGCCGACCGCGACTTCGACCAGCGCGACGCCGACCTCGACCAGCACGGCGACCGCAACCAGGACCGCGACTGCGACCGCGACCGGCACGGGAGTCCCGACGCCGTCGGCGACCGCAACCAGAACTGCGACCGCGACCGCCACCGCTACCTCAAGCGCATCGCCGACGCCGACCACGGTCCCGCCGACGCCAACCGCGACTGCGATTCCGCCGACGCCGACGCCCACGCCGACAGTGGTGCCTCCTACGCCCACCGCGACGCCGACGCCCGGCGGACCGGTACTGAGCGTCAGCGTCGTCTCGATTGACTTTCCCAACCGGGCCGGCGGCCGCGGCAGAGCGACGCGCAAGTTCAAGATCACCAACAACGGAACCTCGGCGCTGATTGGCTACGCAACTCCGCTCGAGGACGAAGGCTTCCGCGTGCGTAACGGCGGCGGCAACTTCGACCTCGCCCCGGGGCGGTCGAAGACGGTCACAGTGGTATTCGCTCCGCCGCGTGGCGAGACGACCTACAACTCGAATGTCCTAATCACCTCGAACGATCCGAACAATCGGCAAATGAACGTGACGCTGACCGGCATCGGCACTCCGTTCAAGGGAAACTGATTAGCCACTCGCACTGACTATAGGTACGCAAACGGCAGAAGGCCCGGGAGCGCTCCCGGGCCTTCGCTTTTCCGCGCGCGAAATCGCTACATCACCTGCGAGGCCGCGCGATGCACTGCGAGCGAATATCGCGCGCCCTTTTTTCCAAGCCGCACCGGAGCGCCGAAGGCCGCCGATAGGGTCTTCGAGTTGAGCACTTTTGCGCGCGGACCCGCCGCGAGCACCCGGCCCTCGCGCAGCACGATCACGTGCGAGAACGCGGGCGTGATCTCTTCGACATGATGCGTCACCAGCATCATCGCGGGTGCGGTGCGCGTCCGCGCGATCCGCTCGATGAATTGCAGGAAATGCTCGCGCGCGACGGGGTCGAGTCCCGCGCACGGCTCGTCAAGGATCAAGAGCCGCGGCGCGGCCATCAGCGCGCGTCCGATCAGCACGCGCTGGCGCTCGCCCTGCGACAGGTAGCCCCACGCGCGCCCAGCCAGCGCGTGCGCCTCGACCCGCCGCAGAATCGCGCCGGCGGCGCGGCGCTCGCGCGGCGCGGCCGCGCCCCAGTAACCGATCATCGCGAATTTGCCTGAGAGCACCGCGTCGAGCGCGGTTTCGTTCTCGGGCATCAGCTCGTGGATCGACGAACTGACCATCCCGATCCGGGTGCGCAGCTCGCGCCAGTCGAAGCGGCCGAAGGTCTCGCCAAGGACGCGGATAGTCCCGCGGGTCGGCGGCAGGTATCCCGTCAGCGCCCGCAGCATCGAGGTTTTTCCCGAGCCGTTGGCGCCCAGGATGGCCCAGTTTTGTCCGCGCTCGACGCGCCAGTCGATGCCGCGCAGAATCGGCGCGTCGCGCTCGATTATCAGCCCCGAGATTTCGATTATCGGATCAGATTTTTTCATCGCGATCGAATCCGCAGATTACACAGATCGCGCGAGTTCGGCATCCCCGCGCCGGCCGAAGCGTGAGTTTTTTTGCACCGAAAGTGAACGAGCGCAGAAGACCACTCGTCCGAAAAAGTCAGCCGAATCGGCCTTTGGCCGGTCACTCCGGGCGCGGTTTGCGCCGATCGCCTCGAATCTCGCAAAACCCTTCTGGCACAGGGGCTATCTGACTTGACGACGGCCCGATTCCGCGCCTGATACAGTCCGAAAACGGGGCGATTTACGCCTCTCGATTCTTCCCTAACACTCGTTCGGGTTTTTGCCAGATTTGTTCATGGCTGAACTGTTCAGCCTTATTATGTTTTTCGTTTCGTCGCACAATGCCCCTCGATGAGCAACTCCCTCCAGACACGCGCCGGTGGTGGCCACAGATTGGACGCAGGCAAACTGAACCGTCCGTCCGCGGTCGATACCGCCGGCGCGCCCGCCGCTCCCGCGCATCCGGGCGCTCAGGGCGGCGCGGCTCCCGACTGGATCGAGCTCTTGCCGGCGGGCGTTTTTAACGGCCGCGACGGCCGCGGCCCCTTCCGGGTCGAAGATCCCGCAAACGTGATCGCCGCGACTCGCGCGCTGGCGATGGCTGCCGGGCTGCCGATCGATTACGACCACGCGACCGACTTCGGCGCTCCCGCGGGACGGCCCGCGCCTGCGGCCGGATGGATCGTCGCGTTCGCGGTCCGCGCGGGCGCCGTATGGGGCCGGGTCGAATGGACTGCGCGCGCCGCGTCCGCGATCGCCGCGCGCGAGTATCGCTACGTCTCGCCGGTGTTCCAGTTCGATCCCGCAAATGGGCGCGTGACGCGGCTGCTGCGCGCGGGATTGACCAACAATCCGAATCTTTACCTGACCGCAATCGCCGCGGCTGCAACCCGCGCCGCGAGCCCAGAGGAAAGCATGATGGAAGAGTTCCTGAACAAGCTGAGGGAGATCCTGGGCCTCGATCCCGACTCGGCGCCCGACGATGTGCTGGCCGCCGTGAGCGCTCTCGCCGCCGATGACGACGATTCCGACGGCGCGGGCGCGGCCGGCGACGCGGCCGCGGCCAACGCGCGCGCGCTCGATCCCGCGCGCTACGTCGCGATCGCGGAGTTCCAGAAGGCGCTGACCGAACTGAACTCGATGCGCGCCGAGCGGGCGCGCGACCGTGCCGCGCAGGCGGTGGACGAAGCGACGCGCGCGGGCAAGCTGATCCCCGCGCAGCGCGATTGGGCAATAGCCTATTGCTCCGCCGATCCCGCAGGGTTCAGTTCTTTCGTCGCGCGCCAGCCCGCCATTTTAGGCGCCGCGGCGGGCTTTGATAGCGAGCCCCCGATGGCTCCTGGAGCCTCGGGCGCGCGCAACTCGCTCGGAGCGGCCGAGCTCGCGATCTGTTCGCAACTGGGCGTCAGCGCCGCCGATTTCGTCCGGCGCAAAAACGGACGCGCGGATTTCCTGAGCCTGCTTTCGGCCGGCGACCGCTAACCGCAAGGATCATGGTGCAGACAAATGGCTGGATTGACTAATTCACGCAACACGCCCGAGCTTTCCGACGCCGGCCGGATGCGCGTATTCGGAGTCGAAGCAAACACCAACGTCTATCTGGGCGGGATTCTCGCGCTCGACGCGAATGGCTATGCGGTGCCGGCCTCGGCCACCACCACCACCGCCAACGCGCAGAGGATCATCGGGCGCGCCGAGAGCGTGGTAAACGGAATTCCGGGCGAAAACGCGCTCAACAATCCCGGCGCGGCTGGCGCGATTTCGATCACCGCACGCAAGGGCGTGTTCCTCTTCGACCAGGACAACTCGATCACGCTCGCGGACCTCGGGATGGTTTGCTTCGCGCTCGATGATCACACCGTCACCGCCACCGACCGCGCAAACGGCGCCGGCGTGCAGCAATACGCCGCCGCGGGCCAGGTGATCGCGCTCGATCCGAGCGGGCAGGTGTGGGTCGATTTCTGGCATCAGGCGTCCGCCGCCGCGTAACCGAGCGTCAAGCCGACTTCAAGAGGAATTGCAATCATGGAAATCAGCGCCGCCAATCTGAGCGCATTGTTTACCGGCTTCGATGTAGTATTCCAGCGCGGATTCGAGAAGCCGCCCTCCTACTACGAGCAACTCGCGAGCGTGGTGCGTTCGGGCTCGCGCCAGACTACCTATCCGTGGCTCGGCCGCACCACCAGGTTTCGCGAATGGCTCGGCGACCGCGTGATCCAGGCGCTCGAAGCGCATACCTACACGATCGTGAACCGCAACTTCGAGGATACCGTCGCGATCGATCGCAACGATATCGAAGACGATACCTACGGCGTGTACGAGCCGATCATCGAGCAGCTCGGCTGGGATACCAAGATGCATCCCGACATGCTGCTGTTCTCGATGCTCAAAACCGCAGTGGCTACTCCCGCCAGCGTGACTGGCTATGACGGCCAGCCGTTCTTTTCCGCCGCGCATCCTGTGGGACTACTCAATCAGTCGGGCGGCTCGACCGCGGCGAATATCAATACTTCAGGCACCGGGGCGTACTGGTTCCTGGTCGATGCGTCGCGTGCGATCCGTCCGTTCATATTCCAGATGCGCCGCGAATACGCGGTCACGCGGATGAGCACGGTGACCGATGAGGCGGTCTTCAACCGCCGCGAGTTTCGCTACGGCGTTGACGGACGCGCGAACACCGGCGTCGGACTTTGGCAGCTCGCATACGCCAGCAATACCGATCTGAGTAATCCGGCGAACTACGGCGCGGTGCGTGCCGCAATGCGATCATTCACCACCGACGGAGGCGCGCCGTTCGGAGCGCTCTCGGGCCGCGGCGGAGTGTTCCTGGTGGTGCCGCCTTCGCTCGAAGAGGTCGCGCGGCAATTACTCAATTCCGAGTTCATGGCCGGAACCGGCGCCAGCGCAAGCGTCGCAACCACCAACATCTGGCGCAACAGCGCCGATCTGATCGTCAGCGAGTACCTGGCCTAGTCCATGGCGCGAATGACGACACCGTCTCCCTGGGCCCGCGCGGCGACTCCTCCTCCCGCCGCACGGACATCATCCATGGCCCCCGCGGATTCTGGCGCGGCGCCGGGTCCGCGGGGGCGCTCAAACGCGAGCGCATCCAATAGAGGTATCCGAGCGTGAGTTACGCGGCGCCCCAGGACATTATCAATCGCTACCCGAATCGAGATCTGGTTCAGCTTACGAATGAGGATCCGGCTGCGACCAGTGTCAACACCGACGCCCTCACCCAGGCGCTCGACGACGCGTCGGCGGAGATCGACAGCTACCTCGAAGCCCGTTTCGCGCTGCCGCTCACCGATCCGCCGCAAGTGCTCAACCGGCTCGCGTCCGATATCGCGATGTACCGGCTGCAGGCGTTGCGCCCGCTGCACGACCTTGCCGACGCGCGGCGGCGCTACGATGACGCGATCGCGATGCTGTCGAGAGTCAACGCGGGCGAACTCACGCTCGGCCTCGCGGCCGACAATGCAGAGCCTCCGGTCGCGGGAGCAGCCGAAGAAGTCAGCGGCCCCTGCCGAGTATTCAGCCGCGACCGGCTAAAGGGGTACTAGGAAATGGCTGCGATGCTGGATGCGCCGTGGAACGGCGAAAACTTCGCCCCGCCGACGGCGATCGATATCGCGACGATCGAAACCGCAATCGTCGCGCAACTCGCCGCGCAGATCGCGGGAATCGAGATCGCTCACTATCCCGACCGGCCCGAGTCCTATCGCCTAACGCATCGCGTCGGCGCCGCGCTGGTGCAGTACCTCGGTTCAAAGTACGGCGCGATGCTCGATACGTCGGCGATCATCCAGGAACGGGTAATGGAGTTCGGCGTAACGGTAATGATGCGCGACCTCGGATGGAGCTACGGCGCCGAGCCGAGCGGCCCGAGCCCGGGCGCATACTCAGTCATCGAGGCGATTCGCACGGCTTTGACCGGTTTCCGCATTCCCGGATGCCGCCTGCTCTATCCGCGCGCCGAACGCTTTGTCGAGCGCGATAAACAGGGTGGAGTGTGGATCTATATAGTCACTTTCGCGCTGTCCACGGTCGCGGTACAGCCGTCTTCCGGTCCAACTTTTCCGCTCTTCATCCGCGGCGTCGCGCTGGAAGAAGGCGGTGAAACCGCGGTCACACTCGCGCCGGCGCCGTTTACCTTTAACTCGGCCGGCGCAGTCCAGCTGCCCAACGGCAATCTCATCGCGGTAGTCGTGACCGCTGCGAGCGGCGCGGTGCTGAGTCCGAGAACAGATTACTCACTTGACGCGGTGAACGGAGTCATTACCGCACTGGCGGGCGGCTCGGCCTCCGCGGGTGAAACGGTGCAGGTCGGCTATACCTTCGCCGACCAGGTGATCGCGGCGGCCGGCGAAACCGCGCCCACAAACTAATTGAACTCGCGGGGACATTCGTCTCCGCGCGAGGTAAGAGGACATGCCAGCAAGCTTCCTGCACGGAGTCGAAGTGATCGAAGTTACTACTGGGCCGAATCCGATCACCGTCGTCAAGTCCGCCGTGATTGGACTAATCGGTACTGCGCCGTCGTGGGCGGTCGCCGCTCCTTCGGCCGCGCCGGCAGCGAACTCGCCGACGCTGGTCAGCTCGGCGCTCGACGCCGCGAATTTCGGCCCGCTCATCCAGGGCTACACGATTCCCTATGCGCTCGCGGCGATCCAGGAGCAGGGGTCGGGCCAGGCGATCGTCATCAACGTGTTCGATCCGACCCGCCACTTCACCGCAATTGCGGCCCAGGCGATGAGCTTTCCGTCCTCCGGCGCCCAAATCCTGAATCTTGGCCACATGGGAGTGAGCAGCGTCGCGGTCAAGAACCAGGCCGAATCGACTACATATGTAGCAGGAACTGACTATTCGCTCGATGCGGTTAACGGGGTCATTACTGCGATAGCGGCCGGCGCGCTGACCGCCGGCGAGGCGGTGAATATTTCGTTCAACTACGCCGATCCGTCCAAGGTCGCCGACGCGGATATTGTCGGCGCGGTGACCGCCGGCGTTTACACTGGAATCCAGGCGCTGCAAACCACCTACGGAACGATGGGCTTTTTTGCGAAGCTGCTCGCGGCTCCCGGCTATGCCCAAAACGAGGACGTCGCGAGCGCGCTGGCGGTAATGGCGAATACGATCCGCGCGATGGCGCTGGTCGATTCCGCGCCCTCGACTCCGGTCGCCACGGCGCTCGCGAATCGCGGAGTGGCGGGAAACGTCTTCGACACCTCCTCGAGCCGCGTGATCTTGTGTTTCCCGCAGCAGCAGTTCTCCGACGCGGGACTGGTGCCGACGGGAGTGACGGTGAGCGCGGCCGGGACGCCGCTTGCGACGCCGTTCTCCGGTGTCTCGGTGGGTCCGTATTCGCAATGGGTGGCGGGTGCGATCGCGGCCAAAGACCTTTCGAATGGCTACTGGTGGTCGCCCTCCAATACCCAGATTGAAGGAATACTCGGGTCCGACGTGAGCATCTACTCGTCGATTCTCGATCCGTATTCCGACTCGAACAACCTGAACGCCCAGGGGATTGTAACCGTTTTCAATGCGTACGGAACCGGGCTGCGGGTATGGGGCAATCGCTCAGCGGCATATCCGACGAACACCGCGCCGGACAACTTTATCAATGTGCGGCGCACGATGGACGTGATCGAAGAGTCGATTGAGCTTTCGATGCTGCAGTTCATCGACCAACCAATCTCGAACGCGCTTATCACGGCGATTCTGGCAAGCGTCAACGGGTTCATCCGCAGCCTCATCCAGCGCGGCGCGCTGGTCGCGGGCTCGGCCAGCTACGATCCGTCGGAGAATCCGGCAAACCAGGTCGCAGCCGGGCAGTTGGTATTCGATATAGACGTGATGCCGCCGCCGCCGGCCGAGCGGCTCACTTTCCAGAGCTATATCGACTCGACTCTGCTGTCGCAGCTTGGCCAGACCAGTCCGCAACCCACGACCGCCTCTGCGACCGCGTAGGAGCATCGGCGAATGAATATTCAGATCAACTCACTGACTAATGCGAACATCTATATCGACGGCGTGGGGCTGCTCGGACGCGCTGAAGAGATCCAGATCGCGCATCCCAAGCATAAAATGATCGACTACAAGGGGCTGGGGATGGCTGGAACCGCGGAGTTGTGGGCGGGAGTCGCCAAGCTCGAATCGCGGATCAAGTGGGCGTCGTTTGACGCCGAGGTGCTGACGTTCGCCGCGAGTCCGTTTGCGGCGCACTCGTTCCAGACAAGAGGGAACCTCGAACAGTACACGAGCCAGGGACGCAGCGCCGAGTTGCCGGTGGTGTATCTGATGACGGGAGTGTTCAAGGACGCCGGCGCACCGGCGTTCAAGCAGCATCAGATGGTCGAGACGACTTCCGCAGTGAGTATTTATCACGCGGAGCTCTATGTCGCCGGGGTGCAGATTTATCTGTACGACGTGTTCGCAAACCTTTACGTGGTCGGCGGAGTCGATCAGCTTTCCAACTTCCGCGGTAATTTGGGCGGCTGAACGCGCTGGGCGCGACTGCGAATGTTAAGCGAGGTGAGCGATGGCTGAAGAAATGCGAGTGAACGGAGTCGTAATCGGAATGGGCGCCGAAGCGGCGCGCGGCGAGACGCGAGCGTTCGATCTGCCGTCGGGCAAGCAGGCTATCGTGCGCAAGGGCTACGGACGCGATCTGATGCGGGCGCAAAGGGCGGCGGGCGGGGATGATCCGAACGCGGTGGTGTTCGCCCTGGTCGCGGAGCTGGCGGAGATCGCGGGACGGAAGATCGTGTACGAGGATGTCCTTGCGATGGATCTCGCCGATGTGCTCGCGCTGCAGGCCGAGGTGATCGGCGGAAATTTTCAGCTCCCTCCGCCGCCGGATTCGCGGGACTCGTCCGATTTGGATTTCCACTAGGGGAATTGCGGGCGATGGATTTCGCGGAACTGGAGTACTGGACCCGCGCGGTGCGCGATTATGGGCGCGCAGCGGCCGGCGGCGGAGGGGAAGCCGAGCTGAGTGTTGAATGACCGCGATTGGATAGAAGGACGCAATCAGATGAGTGCGCGATTATTTATTGGCAACCTGAGTTTTCGGCTGAGCGACGACGAACTGCGCGCGGAATTCGCGAAAGTAGGTATCGTCGAGCGCGCCGAGGTCGTGCGCGATCGCTTCGACGGGCGTTCGCGCGGATTTGGTTTCGTCGAAATGGCGCGTATCGAGGACGGTGCCGCCGCAATCGAGGATCTCAACGGTGTGGAGCTTGCCGGCCGTCCGATGCGGGTCGAGGCTGCGACCTCGGTCCGGCGCGACAACCAGGTAACGGGGGTTGCGTAGTGACTGAGGATCGATGACGCGGTGGCGTGAATCGAAGTAATGGCTATTCGGAGGAAACGCATTGTTTGCTGAACTCGGCCCAATCCAGTTTGAAGTCGTAGGCTCGCCAGAGGGAATCGAATCTGAGCGCAACTATATTTACGCCGAGCAGCCAATAATCGAGGCGCAGCCGCGGCTCCAGTGGACTGGAGACAGTCTCGAACGCCTGTCGTTCGATCTACTCCTGCACGCGTCGATAGCGAACCCTGAGCTTCAGGCGGTGGCTTTGCGAGTCGCGGCCGAGACTCATCAGGCGATGCCGCTGGTCCTGGGCAACGGAACCCTGCGCGGCTTCTTTGTGATCGAATCGATCACGACCCGCGCGGCCCAGCTTGGTGCCGGCGGTGCACCGATCGCACTGCGCATGCGCCTCGGGCTGAAGGAGTGGGCGCTCGATTCAGTGCTCGATCCGGGAGCGCCCGCGGCCCCGAGCTTTGCGCCGCTCGGCCTGCTGAACAGCTCGAGCGTCGCCAGTGCGCCGTCAGCATCGCTTTCGCCGGCGGGGCTTAGCGCGCTGCTCGGGAATCCTCCGCCTTCGGCTCCGGCCACCCCGGTTCAGCAGCCCGGTGATATTTCCACCGCGGCGATCACGCGCAGTGCGGCGCGATGACGGCGACGCAGTACATCGCGCATGTGACCAGGGCGGGCGAGCGCTGGGACCTGCTGGCGTGGTGGTTCTATGGCGACGCGACGCGCTTCAACCCGATCATCATGGCCAATCCGCTGGTCGCAATTGAGCCGGTGTTCGAGGCGGGCATCGTGATTCAGGTTCCGGTGCTGAGCGCGAGCAACGCGCAGACCACCGATCTGCCGCCATGGAAGAGCGCAAGCGCGTCGCCGTCCGGCGCCACGGGTAGCGCGTCATGAGCGCCGCCGCCGCATACTCAGTTCCGTCGCCGCAGTGGATACTCAATTACGCGGGAGTGAATATCTCGGGTGAGATCTCCGCAATGGTGCGAGCGATTAGCTATGTCGATCGGCTGGGCGCAAGGTCGGGCGACCTGTGCGTTGAGGTCGAGGACCACGCGCGGCGCTGGCAGGGGCCGTGGTACCCGGCGCTCGGCGACGGAGTCGAGGCGTTTCTCGGATATGACGGCGGCCAACTTCTCGCTTGCGGATCGTTTCAGGTTGACGACCTGCAACTATCGGGGCCGCCCGACGCGTTTCGGCTGCGGTGCCTTGCGGCGTATATCACGCCTGCGATGCGCACGCGCCTCAGCGTTGCGTACGAAGGACAGACTCTGCTCGCGATCGCAGCGACGATTGCAAGCAAGTATGGCCTTGGGCTGGTGAGCGCGCCGGAGCTTGAAGATGTCGCGTTCGCGCGCGTAACCCAGCGCGACGAAACCGACCTCGAATTCCTGGCGCGTCTGGCGGATGAATTTGGCTATGACTTCACGGTCCGTGGCGCGCAAATGATATTCTACGCACACGCGGCGCTGCAGCTGGCGGCGCCAATCGCGACAATAGTCCGCGGCGAGCTCGAACGATTCGCGTTTCGCAATCGCACGCGGAGAATATATTCGGCCGCGTCAGCCGCGTATTTCGATTCTTCCGGCAAACAACTCATTGCGCAAAGCAGTTCGGCAGCCGCCGCGGCGCCAACCGGCGACACGCTTAAAATAATCGCGCGCTGCGAGAATGCCGCTCAGGCGGGACTGCGCGCGGCGGCGGCACTGAATCGCAATAACCGGTCGTTTTTCAGCGCGCGGCTTACCGGGCCGGGAAATCCGGCTCTGTGCGCGGGATGCAACGTATTGCTTTCCGGATGGGGAATGCTCGACGGAGTTTATCTGATTGAGACCGCGCGTCATCTGCTTAGCCGCGAGCGCGGCTACACAACCGAAGTCGAAGCGCTGCGCAGCCTTTGAGGTAGCGGGATGTTGCATCATGAAGATCTACGCGCGACGGCGCCGGGTATGTTTCGAGTCGGGATTGTGCAGGAACAGGACGCGGCGCTCGCGCGAGTGCGCGTAACGTTTGCCGACTACGATCAATTGCGAAGCTGGTGGCTGCCCCTGGTAGTGCCGAAAGCTCAGAACGACAAGGCGTACTGGATTCCGGACCTTGGCGAGCAGGTGGTATGCCTGATGGACGCGCACGATGAAGCAGGCGCGGTGCTGGGCGCCATCTATTCATCGGCCGACGCGACGCCGGTTAACAGCGCTGACAAATGGCATCTCGGATTCAAAGACGGCGCGGCGTTCGAATACGATCGCGCCGCTCATGTGCTGAGTCTCGGATTTACCGACGGCGCGTCGATAAAGTATGACGGCGGCGCGCACGCGCTTAATGTTTCGCTGCCGACCGGCGCCACTCTGTCTATCAGTGCGGGCGCCGCATCGATCGCGATCGACGCGGCTGGTAACGCGCAGGTGACCGCGCTCGCGCAAATTCGCCTCGGAGCCGGGCAGTTGAAAGGAGTCGCGCGTCTGGGCGATCAGGTGACTTGTCCGGCGGGACTCGGATCGATTACCAGTGCGAGCCTGATCGTGGAGGCGGAGTAAGATGAGCGCGGAGGCAGTCACGCAGGCTGACCTCACTTCGGCCGACTGGTCGCTCAAGCTCGGAGCGATCGGACAAGCGGTGCAAGGCGTCGCTGACGTTGACCAGTGTGTGGCGATTATTCTCACCACGCCGCTCGGCAGCGATCCTCTGCGCCCGACCTTCGGCTGCGATATCTGGCAATATATCGATCATCCGATATCCGAGTCGCTGCCCGCGATCGTTCGCGAACTGACCGCCGCGCTGACGCTGTGGGAGCCGCGAATCACCCTGGTCAATGTCAGTGCGGCGCCGGTGCTCGATAGTACTACTCAGTCGGGCGCGCATTTGAGTGTGAGCGTCACCTGGGAACTCAAACTGTCCGGGCCGCCGAGCGCAGGCGCGAATACTACTACGACCACCGTCTCGCTCGGCGCGGTGGCGCCGTGAAGCGATGACCGGGTGTCGATCAACGAGAGGGATATAGACTGATGGCAGCAGGAATTCCGTCGCTTCCGCCCCCGGTATTCGTCGATGATTCCGACGGGCTCGATCCGAATCTCGTGTTGGCCGACATGATCGCGGAATTCGAGGCGGCCGCGGAGCGCACTTTGCAGCCCGCGCAGGTTGAACGTCTGCTAATCAACCTCTACGCATATCGGGAGTCTCTGGTCCGCAACGCGATTCAGTACGCGGCGCAGCAAAACCTTCTCGCCTTCGCAATCTTTCCGATGATCGATTACCTGGGGCAGCTTGTGGGCGTCGCCCGCCTTACCGCCCAGAGCGCCTCCACGACGCTCGAATTTACTCTCTCGGGCGTTCTGACGGTCGCGATTACGATCGCCCAGGGCACCCTGGCCGGCACCTCCGACGGACTATACTCATTCGCGACCACCGCCGCGCTGGTGATCCCGGCGGGTGCTCTTTCGGGTACGGTGAACGCACTGGCGGTGCAGGCGGGAGCGGGCGCCAACGGCTACCTGGCCGGGCAGGTTAACGCGTTACTCAGTCCGAGCGCGACTATCGCGAGCGTTGGCAATACGACGGTTACCGCGGGCGGGTCATCGCCTGAAACCGATGATCATCTGCGCTCGCGTATCCAGGCGGCGCCGAATCAGTTCAGCGTGGCCGGACCCGCGGGAGCGTATCGCTTCTTCGCCTTGGGGGCGGATCCAACAATTGTCGATGCGCAAGTAGTCAGTCCGGCGCCAGGGCAGGTGAATGTATATATTCTCACCGGACCGATTCTGGTCCAGCCGCAAAGCGCCCCGAACCCCGCCGGAGTCGCAGGAACACCGCTGCTCGAGAAAATTTCGTCGGTGCTTAGCGCTGATTCGGTGCGCCCGTTGACCGATACGGTCAACGTGCTCGCGGTGGCGGAGGTGGATTACCAAATTACCGCGACCGTGACGCTGTACTCAGATGCGGATCCTGGTGCGACGATGACAGCCGCGAACGATGCAGCGATGCAATACGCACTGGAACTCGCGGCCAAGGTTCAGCGCGATATCGTGCCGAGCCAGGTGATCGCTGCGCTGTCGGTCGCGGGAGTTTACGAGGTTGCGCTGACGGCGCCTGCTTACACACAGTTGGCAACGGGCCAATGGGCAAACTGCACCGCCATCTCTCTGACCGAGGCGGTGAGCGGAGAGCATAGCTGAAATACGATGGCGGAATTAACTGCAGCTCCGTCGATAAACGACACGCGGACCCAGGCGTTGCTGGTGTTGATCGAGCGTCTGTCCGGGCTCGACCTGACGCCGCTGCTGATTTACCGAATCGATTCGGTGGTGGACGGCGCCTTGGTGTTTCTCGCGTGGCAGTTCGATATTCTGTCGCCATTGTGGCAGCTCGCGGCGCCGGTTGCACTGAGTATAGACAGTCTGACTGATATTGATTCGCTGACCGATATCGACACGCTGTCGGGTCCCGAATCGATAGCAGGCGAAGCGTCGCCGAATGCCGCCACCGAGCGTGAACTGCTGAAACTCGCAATTGCATTGCATCGCGAGCGTGGGACGCCGGCTGCGATCAAGCGGGCGCTGTCATCGCTAGGATGGGCCGATGTGGCAATTCAGGAAGGCGAGGCAAGCTGGGGCGGGACTGCGTATCCGAGTTCCGAGGGATGGGCGGTATTCCGGATTCTGATCAATCTTGACGCGGGCGGGTCGGTGCCGGCGGGCGCGGCACAAAGCGCGATTGCGGCGGTCAACTTCTTTCAACCCGCGCGCGCGTGGCTTGACTCGCTATGGTTCGTAACCGCGCCGGTTCAGGACGCCGCACCGTCGCCGCGCGATAGTATTACCTTCGGCGGTATCGCGGAGTATCAAATTGACGCGGCGCCGCAGCCGTCCGACGCGCAACTTTCGATCGCGCTCATCACGGCGCCCGGTATCGACGGTTACGGATCAATCGAGCCACTGTATAACGCACATTTTGTGCATAGCGGAATCACTTACGGCGCGAATGAGCCGATGGTCGCGGATCCCGCGCTCGTCGTAAACGGCGTCGCGACGCTCAATGGAGGTTGAAATGAATAGGCCTTGCGGAATCGTGATAGTGCGGGTGTTCGAGCGCGGCG